AAGCTGCCTTCACCTGTTTGGTGTAGGACATCGAACGAGCCAGCGCCTTGGTATAACGAGCCGACAGGCTGTCATACAGGTTATCTTCAATCGCTTCTTCAGTGATCGAGAAACCTTGTGCGATGGTCTCGTGGTTGTATCGAGCAGTCCATGCTTCCTGACCGTTGTCGTACGCGATTGCAGAACCTTCGTTCTTCACCGGTGCGGCACTGAAGCCAGACAGCTTGGTTTCTTCTTCGAACGAACGCTCGGAAGTCTCGGTTTCGTAGATTTCCTTGTGTTCTTCGCCATAACGAGCGTACTCCAGACCGAACAATGCGTTCAGGCCGGGGAGCAGCTCTTTCAGTAGTTGTGCGCGTGAAATAGCCATGATTTAGCTCCCTTATACGCTGGCTTGACCAGTCGGGTTGAGATACGAATGACCGCCGTTTATCGTTACCGTAGTGGTATAGACAAGCGGGCTACCGGCAGCGGTTGTAGTCGCTGTTGGGTACGGAGCATTCCACTTAACAATGACTTCGCTGTAGTTGCCGCTGGCGTCAGTTGTTTCAGGAACAACATCAACCACACGCAATGGCAGCGACTGGTCAGTGTTCGAGCCAGAGTCATACGCACCGATGTTCGAGTTACCCGAAATAGTGGTGTTCGACGCAGGCTGCGAAATTGCCAAGTTGTCACCAAGGATCGAACCCGAGATCGGGGTGATCGTGGTCGAGGTCGCGCCGCCAGTGACAGCAACTTTAAACAGTTGGTCAGGATCATCCGCAACATAAGCAAGGATGTCCGAAGCAACAACACCGCCCGGATAGTAGTTAGAGAATAACTTCTGACCGGTAGATGGGTTAGTGTAGCTACAGCCAAGGAACACGCCCACAACGCCCGTTGCCGAGACAGTTGTAGTGCCTGCTTCTTTGACAATAGTAGCGCCCGAGATGCGAACGATATCGCCGTTGTAGATAGCGGTACCGTAGTTGCTTGCAATCGGGAGTTCACGAGTTTGGCCCGCGAACACCTGACCGCCGATCAGATTGATCGGTTTTAGCCCGTAGGGGGCATTTACAGTCGGATAAGCCATGTCAGCTCCTAGTTAATAAAAGGCTATTTGTTACCTGTACCAAAGGTAGTCGTAGACTTCCGTTCATTGAACAGCGGCATACGAGCATCGCTCTGGCGCATTAATGTGTTGTCAACCGACTCAACCTGCTGCTCTGACTTGACACCGTAAAACTCGTTACGAGCACGAATTTTCTCTTCAGGCATCTTGCACAGCATCAGACCGCCGATTTCAACGTTTCCTGCTTCATTTGCCGGTAGCATTAATTCTGGATGATCCGCTGCCTTTACAGGCTCCCAGCCTTCACGAATCCTTGTAGATACGTTGGCTGCGTATGACTGGCCGTTAACTGCGGTTGCAATCCAACGGTAGCCATAGCCCGGTTCAGGGGTTGGGTCAGGCAGAGTGCTAGGTGGCGTATAAACGTATCGAGCGCTTTTTTCGCGTGTTTCAACATCACGGGGGGTGCGGGGATTAACCATTTGATGCCTCCAGTTTCAAAACTTCCTTTGCATATTGTTGATTGGTAAGACCGAGCCGACGAGCGAACGCTTCTTGCGTTTTCGTTAACCTGATCTTTTTTGCTCCGGACGAGCGTGTGCCGGGTGCTACAACCGTTGCAGGGGGTTTTTTAGTGGAAGTCTCGCGTGGTGTCTCACGCTTTTCTTCCCCGTAGTGTTCGGGGAACTTCTCACGAAGGCGAGCGTCGATTCGCTCGAAGTATTCATCGGTGCGGGCGTATTCCGGCCCGTTTTGGTTGACAAGCCGGGTGTGCATCCCGATTGCCAAAGCAGTCATATCTTCAAACCCCTCTACGCCGAACCACTGGTTTTTTGCCTGCCAGCGCAGGGTCTTCTCGTCGAGCTGTGGGGTTTGTTGCTGCTGCGGTTGAATATATACCTGTTCATTTTCAACTTGTAAAGGGGGTGGCCTAAAATTTTCTGCCTGCATCACCCGCAGCTTGGCCTCCTGTAGTGCTTCCTGTGCGGCAAGCATGGCATCGGAATCATAGGACTCTGCCGCCTCCTTATAGCGACGGCGGGCCATTTCAAGCTCGGCTTCCGCTTTTTCTTTCAGGACGGTGGCATAGGTCTGCTCCCCGCTTGACACGTAGGTCTTCAGCCGCTTGTTCTCCTCCAGCAACTGCTGGACGGCACGGGCAGCTTCCTCGCGCTCACGCAGGGCGGCTTCCTTGGCTCTGCGCTCATCATGACGGGCATGCGCCAGCTCCTTGATGCGTTTCTGCACCTTCTCGCTATATTGCTCAACCTCATCCTCGGACGGGTCTTCTACCTCTTTGTCTAACGGCTTACGGCCTCTGTCAGCGACAGGGGTATCGTCCTCGACCTCAATCTCTATCTCACCTTCGGACTCAAGATCGATCTCGATGTCCTCGGCCTTGATGTCTTCTTTCTTCTCGGTAACTTCATCAGGGAACTTGAAGTCTTCGCCTTTGAATTCAGCCATGTCCTTCTCCTTATGCAGCGCGTGTATAACCACGCGGGTCTTGCACGGTACCCTCCACCTGATCGTCGTTGATCATGCGGAACTCTCTACCGTGAATCTTGAAGCGCGTGCCAGAGTAAGCCCTTACCAGCACGAAATCGCCCTCCTTACACCACGCACCGTCCGGGAACTTCTCCGGGTCTTTGTACGCCGACGGACCTACTTTCAAAACAAACAACACGGTGGTTGAGTGCTCCTCCGCCCGCATCGCCATTGTTGCCTTGACGATCATGGAGTTCTCATACTTGTCCTCTACGTCAGGCACTGCGCAAAGGATTTTCCAGCCACAGGGGGTGGGCAACTGTGTAGCGCGTACAGCACGTGTATCTTCTTGCCCCTCCTCTGGTGCCGGTTCTACAGGTTCAGCTTCATGCTGCTGTAGTTTTGCCAGATAGTCTGGCAGGATAAGTTCACTCATCGGATTTCTCCACTTTGTCAGCAAGGTCGAGTAAATGACGCTCTGCAAGGGCTAGACCTTGAATTACCCCACAGAGCTTTTGGTACTGCGAAAAGTCGGCACAGGCACCGCCTGCGAGATCATCAGCGTAGTTATTCATGTCCCTGCGGATCATGTCCCGCAGGGTCTCCACGAAACTACGTGGGTTCATATCCTTCATTCACTCTCCCTATTATTGCGGGCACGATTAGCCCGTTTATCGGCAATGTCCGCACCGATGCGAACACCTTCACGCTCGTTATCAGCAATCATGCGCTCATAGTCGATTGTTGATTTCGCTGCGGTCTGCATGCCACGCAACATGATGTCTGCCTGCAGACGCTCTTCTTCGAGCTTCAGCTTGGCCTGTGCGATGGCTGCGTCGCTGTCTTGCTTCTCTTTCTTCAAAGCCAGCTCCTGCTGCTGCATCTGGATGACTGGGTCTTGTGCTGCTTGTTGTGCAGCGGCTTGCGCCTGCTGTTGTGCCACTTGGCTCTGGCTGTTCTGCAACACGATTGGTGCTGCTTGTGCAACGAGACGGGAGAGTTGAATCTCAACGGCTGGTGCCATCTTCTCATCAGGTTTCGGTAGATCAGCACCCAACGCTTGCTCGATCTTCTGACGATATGCAAACGCGATGTGCTCCATGATGTGCGCCTGCATCGCCTGTTGAATCATCGGGGCCTGTGGGTTCTGCCCTGCAAGCTGCTGAATCAACGGGTCCTGCATCGCCGCCATGTGCACGCGGATGTGCGCTTCGTGATCCTGATACAAGAACGCCTTGACCGGCTTCAAGTTGATCACGTTCATGTTTTCAGACACAGGGTCTTGTGGCGTGCGGTCGTCGTCAGTCGGCACCAGCTTGGCTGCGTTCTTGATACCCAACACCTCTAACATCTGTCGGTGTAGTGCAGGCTGGTCATATAACTGTGGCGCTTGCTGCGCCAACTGAAGAGCTGCTTGATACTGTACGACGCGCTGCGACATTGTCGCTGCGTTAGGATCAGACACCGGAATGATGTCTACATGGGAGTAGTCAGACTTCTTCGCCTTCGGTGCTGCTGGGTTGGTGTCAGGCTCGTAGTTGTAATCATCATCTGTGTAGTCACGAATGATGCCTGCTAACAGTTTGAGTTCTTGCTTGAACGAATAGTGCACACGCGCCTGCACGGCGCTCATTACTTTGAGTGTTCGTTCGAGAATCGCAAGCGTCGTTCCAACCGGAGCATTAGCTGACATATCGGACACTTGGATGTCGGCTGTCGCTGCGAACCGGCGACCCTCTTCAACAATTGTCCCGAGGAGTTGATAGAGAGTTGCTGACGGTTCTTTATAAGGTAGCGGCAATATGTTGTCACGAATACCTCCTGAACCAAGATCAACATCACGCCATTCACCCGGCGCAATCGGTGTGTCATCACCTTTAATACGCAGGCCACGGCTCTTCAGACCACCCGGCAGGTTAGATAGCGTGCCCGCATCAACCAACTGCCTCATCAAACTGGTAGCACTACGTGCGTAGCCACCAATCAGATGGAACAAACCGAAGCCATACGCACCGAAGCCGGGGATGTATTGGTAGTGCACGAAGTGCTGACGCTTCAACTTCAGCGGATCGTCTTCTTTCCAGTTACGACGAATCGCCAGAATGTCATTTGTGCCACGTAGCATCGTTACTACGTATGGCAGTGCTATACCTGTCGCATGCCCGTCTTCATCTTTATCTTCGAACCCCGGCAAGTCGAGGTCGATGTGGCACTCATACAACTCATACCGATCATCGTAGCTCGCAGAGAACCCTGTCTCTTTGTCCTTGCGCTCCTGAATCTCTGACTTGAACTTGACCGGCTCGCTTAACTCAATATCAGCATAGAAGCCCGCTTGCTGCAGCTTGATGATCTCGTTCTCTGTCTTACGCATGCGATGTGTCACGCGCTGACAGCTCGACAACTCTGTTGTGCCGTAAGGAATGATGATGTCCTCTGCTGGCACGAACATAGAAATCTGTCTCTCTATATTCGGATCGTAATAGACTTTCTTAAACGCGCTGCCGGTGGCAGGCAGTGACCACAACATGCGCTCATGCTCTGGACGGAACTCCACCATGACTTCAGTCAACTGGTAGTTCATGTCCTCTTCTACACGATCCGCTGCTTCTTTCTTCATCGGCGTCTCTTTGCCGATGATCTTGGTTCTCACAGGACCGGAAGCAGGGAAAGTCTCGGTGATTGTCTCTGCTTGGAACCGCACCACGGCTTCGGTGATCATCGGATGAAATACACCACAGGCCCCATTCCACGGCTCTGTCCTCTCCTCATACTTCAGACCCAACAGCGTCAAGCCTTCTTTGTATGTGTCTTCCCAGTCCTTGCGTGCCGCTAGGTCGTTGTTGATGTCGTCCTGTAGATCACTTGCCAGCGTCTCCAACACGTCGCTTGGCAACTCGTCAACCAAGTTAGCGTTGAAGTCTTCAACATCTTCACCTTTCTCGATGTCGATCTCAAAGCCCGGACCTTCGATGTGCACAGCCTCTGGATCAACGATCTCAATCTCGATGCCTTCATCATTGTCTTCCCCAGCAGGCAAACCTTGTGGAGCTTGATACAACGCCTTGTCAATAGCCATGATTACTCCTCGTAAAATCCGTAAGCCCAGCACACAGCCGAGATGCGAACACCTTTAGTTACAGGGGCAACCCGGTGCATTGCGGTTGAATCAAACACGATGATGTCGCCTTTGTTTTTTAGCGCGTTGTCAGTCTTGTCTTTAATCTCAAGCTGCCCGCCTTCAAACTCGGACGGGTCATTTAACAGCATACATAGCGAGACGCGCCGTTGCTTCCCGTCTACAGGCGGGAGCACGTCGTGATGCCACCAGTAGTGGTCTGTAGTCTCATACTTCAGAACCTGTGGGATA